AAGACCAGCACCAATAGTTAATAATGCAGATTGAACAGAGAATATTGAATTTCTTAAATTAGATAGACCAGCTCTAATGCCATTAAAGGCCATTTTAGTTTTATCTTTTGCTAATATATTTAATACTAAATTTTGTGCCATTATCTATGCCTTGCTTTATTCATAGCCATATCGTGTTCTTCTTTTTCTAACATTAGATAGCCAATCCAAATATTATATTCCCATTCTTCCATTTGTAAAACTTCTCTAATGGATATTTTTAACCTATCAGCAAGAATAATACAATTTTTAAATTGAGGATCAGATTTTAGTTTTTTTTTACCTGTTCAGGATTCGGAGATTGTACCATAGAGGTAGCTATCCGAGACATAACATCAGAATCAACTTTGTGCATTAATGCTAGTTTATCTTCTAATGTGAATAGTTTATTGCCATCTTTATCAATAGCTTTCATAACTAATATATCAGCAAGAATACTAACATCATTAAGATTGTCTGATTTCTTAAATAACTTATTTTTTTCAGATAGAGTTATAGGTGTCCAATAAATGACAATCGGATTACCAGCTTCATCTTTCCATTCTTCAACTTCAATTGACTGTACGCCTAATGACTCAAAATGAGATTTAGCAGAATCTATTAACTTCATAAAGTCTTATTAGACAGTACCTCTAGTTAATGCTCCTGTACCTTGAAAAGTCACTGATCTAGTTACAACTGCGTCCATTCCATTAGTAACTGACATTCCTGTTACAATCCCAGAGCCTGTAAAACTTTCATCGCCTGATGTTGCACCTTCAGGTAATAAAATAAAAGCTATTGAACTACCTACAGTTAATGTTTGTTGAGGAGAATCACTTTCATCATAACTCATTTCTAATGAGCCTGAAAAAGATGTTCTTCCAGCTACGAATGACTTTGTTGCATCTGATAATTCTGTATCTTCTACAACATCAGCAGTAGTTTCTAATGTGAATCCTGTCAATTCTCCAATTGCAGTTCCACCAGCCTTGACTACGCCTTCTTTTCCGTGGTGTGTTGCCATTTGTTTTCCTTATTAGTTTTTGGTTTATTTTCTTTTTCTTTCTTATAGCCAAGTTCTAAAAAATTATCAAGTTGTGTTTCATTGATAATTACTTCGTGACCATCTTTATATAATTTTATGTCTTTAGCCATATTGCTTTTTACTACTTATCTTCCTCTCCGTCAATATCATCTTCTTCAAAATCTTCATCTAGATCATCATCAAATTCATCTTCAATACCATCATCATGTTCTCTATGCTTTTCAATTAAATCTCTTATTTCAGCACACATTATTGAAATCTTATCTGTAATTTCTTCTATTTGATCTATTCTATTTTCTATTTTATCTAATGATTTATCTGACATTTATTCTATGGGGTTGCTGATTGATGTTCATACATTACTCTAATTGTTAATAAGACTGCACCATAAGGGAATAATGTACCAGCATCTGTTTCAATAGAGATTACTTCTGTATCTAATGCTTTATTGTTTCTTGTAATATCTGATTCAAGTTCTGTTTCAATAGCACTTGCTACTGTATTTCTTTGAGTATCTATATTGCTATCAGTTCCTGTGACATATGCAGTTACACCAAATTCTAAAACATTAATTCTAGTTTTAGCTCCACTTCCTAATTCTGAATCTTCTTTTGTTTCTTCAATAGTTTGAACTAATACTGCTGGATATTGTTGTTGAGATAATTCATCTAATTGAAAAGGTTGTCTAGTTACTTTTTTAATAGATGGACTTGATATACCTGAAATAGTTGAAACTATGTGACTTGCAATATCTTCTCTAACACTCATAATCCTAAACTCTTAATTTGTTTCTTAATAAATCTTTCATAGTTTTTTTGTATGACTTTTTCAACCTTTTTATTAAATCCAAAAAACTTTCTGACAGGTAAATTACCTTGTCCTGTTTGATGCCAAAATGCCTTTGTAGCTTCTCTTTGACTTCTAAAAAAAACTTGAGCTTTATTCTTTGATACTACTTTAGATGATATAGATTGCAACATTCTATTACTATCTTCTAAATCTACTTTAATTTTACCTTTTAAATTAGAATAAGATTCTGAATATTCTTTAAAATCTCTATTATGCATATCAAGTCCTCGTTTATTAGTTCGGTCAACTACGATAGTTTTAAGATTTTCTCCAGCTTGATCTAAACCCATTCTAATTATTTGAGGAAACTTATTTATAAATTTAATATATCTAGCTTGAACTTTTTTTACATTAGAATGTATTTTTATATCTAATGCCATTATCTATTTAATTTTCTGAATCCATGTAATGGCTCTCTTTCATTTGATACAATAGTACCTGATCCATCAGTATCATATTCAACACCATCTTCTAAAATTGATTGCCATTCTTTGTTATATTCTGACATGTAATATTCTGCCATTCTTTCAAATCTATCTTTTTCTGCTTCTGGTCTAAATTTAGATAATGCTGGACAGAAGAATCTTCCTAAAAATAAATATACACCAGCTCTTTCAAACTGATCTAAATTAACTTTTGTATTGACCATCTCTGCAGTATTGAGAACTGTTATATCTGTAAAGATATTTGTTTTATATACAGGCCACCATTCAATTCTTAATGCTCTTAAAATATCATTTGTAGTTTGTGCTAAAAAATTTGTAGTTTCAGTTGCACTTGTTGATATTCCAAAATCAAAAGCATCAGGTTGATATTTAGTTACATCTGATGTTGTAATAACATTTGCACCTGTATAATTAGCCATAAACTACTTCCAAACTAAATAAGCTATAATTAAAACTAATGGTATTGAGTACATTGGATTATTTTTTGCTTTAACCCAAACCCATTTTGACCACTTCTTTGCTTTCATCATTATAATTTTGTTCATTTCTTTTTCCTTGTTTTTCTTTTTTTAGGTTTAAGAGCAACGACTTTATCAGAAATGTCTTTTACTGTCGCTTTTTTTATTTCTTTTTTTACTGAATCAACAGGGGTAAATCCTCTTAATTTAAAATGCTGAATATTAGATTCGTATTGTTCTTTCGATCTAATTATAATTTTTTTTCCATTTGTTAATTTAATGTCCATAATTTCTCCTTATGATTATCAGGGAGATTGCTCTCCCTGATAAAAGTACGATTATTGGATTGATGAATCTACATTTAATTCAACACCATAAGTATCGTTAAGTTCTCCTGTACCATATACAGCAGTTGCAACGATTTCGTCAGCTCTTAAGCTAGCGTCTCTTTGCGTTTCGATTTTAAGGTCTTGCATCATAGCTAATGCTAATGCATCTCTATGGAATATTGCACCTTTGTAATCGCCTGTTGTACCTGGATTATTGCCTGAATTATCAGCCATATTTGAAGTTTCAAATATTGGAACACCAGCAACATTACCAACGAAACCTGATCTTAATGCTTCGTTTGATAATTCAGTGTCTCTACCTACGAATGTGTTTGTTAAATTACTTTTTAAATCAAACGCATTTAGTGGGTGGAATACACCAGCTAGGTCAGTCATAGGAACTGCATTTTTTCTAAGTATTGCTACTGCATTAAATACATTAGCCGCACTCAAAGCCGCTGTTCCATCTCCAACTTCTTGTGAGAAACCATCAAACTTGCCTGTTAAATCTGTGTCGATTTTCTTTGCAATTGCTTCTCCGAATAATTTACCAATGTCAGCCGCAACATTTCTTGGTGCAGAGTTTCTTGCTAAATCAGTTAGAGTTGTCATTATACCAACTTCTGACGCTGTAATAGTTACAGATGTTGGGTTAATTGCAGTGTTAGATAAATCAGATGCTTCTGATACTGCTGCTGCAGAAACTGCAGAGTAGATCGGAACTTCAACTGACTTTCCACCACCTGTTATAGCATAATTTTTTACAAGTGGTCTCATAGTTGATTGCTCACTTGCTACAAATAATGCTTCAGCAACGATCTCTGTGTATAATTCCGAGAGCGTTGAACTTGTGCTTTCGTTTGCCATTTTATTTGTCCTTTATTATTTATTATTGTTTAAGTTAATTTGGACAGGTGTTGAATCTCTTTGTTTGCGATATTCTGCATACTTTTT